TCCTACGACCTGGCTGTCCAGAGGAAGAGACAAGAGGATCTTGCTAGGTCTAGTCGTATTGCTGCTGAAAGATCTGCCAATGCACTTCCTGCCAAGCCCAAGGCTTTCTCCAAAGAACAGGCCGATCAAGTGTTTGCTGCTTATGGAAAGCGATTTGGCGTTGTCGATACTGGACTATCTCCACAGGAGATACAAAACCTTCAGGACATGGGCGAGTCGCCCGAAAACATTCAGCGCCTGGTTGAACAGGATAGACAGAGAGCGGTGACTTTTGCCCTTGCCCATATGTCTGACCCAACAGCCGGTGAAGTTGTCAAAGAGACGGCTACGCCGGCAGGTCTTGCTGGAGCACTAAACTCGGCAGCACTAGGTTTGCCTGAAGCAATTGTGACTGCCACATCAAGCCCAGAGCAGAGACGAGCACTTGAAGAATGGAAGAAACAAAACCCTGGATATGGTTATGGAGGCGTTGTCGGAGACATTGCTTCAATGGCAATCCCTACCGGTGCGATACTTAAAATGGGTGGGTATGCCGCAAAAGCGTTCAATGCAAAGGAAGTTGCTACAAGCCTTTTCAACGCGGCCAAGTATGCTAGCGGCGCTCCGAGCGCGGGATCTTTCATGGTTGCAGCAGCGGAGCAGGCGGTGCCTAGAGGAGTTGCTACTGCACTTCAAACAGGAAATGTTGGACAAGGTCTCGACGTAGTAAGTGTAGGCACACTTGCTGCACTTCCTTTTGGGAAAGCCTTACAGCAAATTTATAAGACATCGCCAAAATTGGCAGAAGACCTAACGAAATATCTGGAGGAACAAAATGCACGAAAGTTATCAGATGCCAGTCAAAGAGAACTATCAGGATCAGGAGACCTACGAGGAAGCTCTGGGGTTTTGGCGCAATCGGATAGGACGGTATCAGAGGCAACCAGAGAAGCCGATGGTTCCCTCCTCGGTCTCCCAAGAAAACCCATTTCTGTCGGTAACGAACAAATAGTAACTTCGGCTCATATGCCGGCAAAAGAAGTCGCTAATACTTACATGGAAAGCCAAGGTATTCCCTACACTCCACCAAATACGTATCAGAAAGTTGATCCTGCCCGTGCAGAACGAATCGCTGCTGAGTACGACAAGATGTCCCACTCTCCAGACGATCCTCAGGTAAAGGCGGCTTACAATGCTATGGCTAAAGAAACCATGGCACAGTACCAAGCAATTAAGGATTCAGGCGTAAAGTTTGAGTTCTTAGATCCTTCACTTCCTGACCCATATCATGGCAATCCTAGAGAGATGACCGAAGACGTTCGTAAGAACAATCATATGTGGGTATTCCCTACCGAAGCAGGTTTTGGGTCTGGCGCCGCAGACATATCTGGCAATCCACTACTTGCCCAGTCGGGAGAAGTATGGAACGGTAAGCCGGCCACCATCAACGACATATTTCGGGGTGTCCATGATTATTTTGGTCACGTCAAGGAAGGTGTAGGTTTTCGAGCCGATGGTGAGGAGAACGCCTGGAGAGCTCATAGTGCTATGTACTCCCCTGAAGCCCGAAGGGCCATGACTACCGAGACCAGAGGACAAAACTCTTGGGTTAACTATGGACCTCATGGCGCTTTCAACAGAACTGCCAAGCAGGGTGAAACAATTTACGCTGACCAAAAGACCGGTCTTTTACCAGATTGGGTTGTGAACGAAGGGGCCTTTGATCCTGTCATGGGGAAGGGTGGCAAGGCGTATGAACCGCCAGAAGGCGCATACATCTCATCTGGTAAGAACGCTGATCCGATATGGGATGCAGAAGGAAATGAGTCTTTCGGGCCAGAGTACAATCTAATCGAGAAGGTTTTCGTACCCAAGGATCTTAGAGGAAAGAAGGTCGGAGAGACTCTTGTCAAGAATGAGATCAGCAAGATTCTAAATGGCCCTGACGGGGATCTTCCTATCCGACTTTCTGCCGACCCATTCGGTGAGGGGAAGATGGATCAAGAAGACTTGGTTAAGTACTACGAAAAGTTGGGATTCCAAGTCGAGGACAATATCCCCCAAGGGATGCAGGGAGTCCCAATGGTTTACCGTGGTGGTGATCCTGGGATGACTCCATTCAAGACCTCCGATCCTGTCATGGCTAAGGTTGAGCTACCTGCCAATCTTACACCTACTCAGGAAATAGTCAGTAACACAGTACAAGAGCCCTATGGTGGCTACAAGTTTAAGGTTGACAAGAAAGGTAACCTAAGCCTGATAGGCGACCCAGACGAGATAAGGTCTTTGTTGCCGGCCAATTTCCAAGGTACAGCCGGCGAAGGTAAAATTACCTTTACCTCAACCTCGGCCCCCCAGGTTAAGGCTATTCTCGAAGGAGCAGACAACAAATACTCCCGTGCTGGAAAAGTAGAAGAAAACATCAGATACAAATCTGGTGATAGGAAAGGTCAATACATAGGAGCACCTGCTATAGGCAACACACCCGCTAAACTGCCAAACCTTCGCAAACGAGTGATGCAACTTGCTGTTGAAGGTGAATATGGTAAGATGTGGTATGAGCGTTCAGGTGAGGCCATTTTAAAGATGGTGGGTGGAAGCGTGGATCTAGCTAGGAAGCTTGCAGCCACACTTGCTATTTATTCTCCACAGGCCAAGGTAAACGCAAACTCCACCTTTGGTGCTCAAGCTTGGGCGCAACACCATGGTGAGGGAGATATTAAGGTCAAGACTAAGTTCCAAAATGACGCCGCTACAAACGTGCTAGGTAAAGATGAAGCATGGGGCGGCGAAAAGACCAACAACTTTTATCGCAACCTGATGCGTGTTATTGACCCTAAGGGATTCGGAGCTGCTGAAAAGCAGGGAGTCACAGTCGATATGTGGATGATGCGCGCTTTTGGTTTTGACTCTGATGCACCAACAGCTGCTCAATACCGTTTTGTCGAGAACGAGTCCAATAAGATGGCTAAAGAACTTGGTTGGGAACCGCAGCAATTTCAGGCTGCTGTCTGGGTTGCTATGAAGGCACGCATGGAGAACCAGGGCGTAAAGGACGCGGTCAACGCCAAGTCTTTGGCTAACGGATGGATTCGTAAGGATGGTAGCGACTACACCTACTTGAACTATGACGCGCACCGCAAGAACTGGATCAACCAGGCCATGGCTCACCAAGTTACTCCTGAGGACACCGCCGGCGCCAAGTTTGACTTTGCAGATGGTCTAGAAAGAAACATGGGGCAGATTTCATGGGAGACGCGTCCTGGAGTTTCTACAAACATACTTCCTGGTATTCACGCCGCACCTTTCCATGAGCAATTGCAATTTCAAAAGTCTATCGCTTCTGCACTTCTGGATGACAATGGAAACGATCTGTTGGCTCAAAAGCTTGGTATTTTGCGTGGTGGTGATACGCTTGCGCCAGGAGTATGGGAAGGGAGTGTTTCACCCAGCAGCCAGACTGACGTTGTCATGGCTCCAACAAAGAAGGTCAAAGGCGAAACTCTTACCATTGATCCGGCTCAAAAAAAGCTTCTTGATGTATATAGTTCTATTTTGGGTATAATGCTACGACAAGACTCAGTTGGATATCATCGACCATTTTGGAAGGCAAACAAAGGCGACAACAACGGTCTGGATATGCAAGTTGGCAGACCTTTGACCGATATTGAATCGAAAGACCTTTGGACAATTCTTGATGGCAAAATGCAAACGTCAGGTTTGACAGATTGGATTGACAAATCTGCCATGGTTTCAACACCAGATGGTATGCGGCTTATCAACTTTGGTCTGACCGATAACAAGCAAGGACTTAAAATATTTAAGGAAGCTGCAAACGATTGGGCAAAAACGCATCCCTCTGAAGAAACGTTAAGGTTTAAAGATTTCAATTCTGATGGTAAATTGATTAAGAACGATTGGACAAAGGAGACACAAGGTGAAGGTTATCGATCTAGGATCAGCGAAGCAGAACGATCCGATATACTCCAATGGGCTACAGACATTCTTGGGCCAAGACTACAGCAAGTCTACGAAGATGCCTCAAAACAGTACGGATGGGGTGATGCCGGCACAATCCCAGGGCTCAAGCCTAATTGGAGAGAAAGCTCCAAACCCACTGGCAATGTCAAACCTGCCAAAGAAGAATTTCTAATCAAGGCAAAACCCAATCTCACAACAAATGATCGAATGACGGAGTTGCTTTCAAGAAGCATTAGGATACCCACAATGCTTGAAAGCAACGACCGTAAGAACAGAAGGAAAGCACAATGACAGCTGAAAACCCAGTAGGAAAAACTGGCTATACAGGAAATCCCGGTGGCCGGCCAAAAATGCCCGAGGAGCTTAAAAGAGCGTTTCAGAGTCTTGCGCCAGAAGCGCTAAAGACTCTGGCCGATGTCATGGCAAACGGAAAGGACTCGGATCGAGTTAAGGCGTCCGAGGTTATTCTTGATCGTGGCTATGGCAAGGCCACCCAGCAGATTGATGCAAACTTAGAAGGCTCTCTACAGGTCATAAATGTCGGTGTGCCGGCCTTCGTGAAACAATGACCAAGGTTGACTGGTCAGGTCTGGACGTCTGCACAAACGATATATACAAGCCACTGTACGCCAATTGGGACCGCTTCAACGTAATCTTTGGTGGATCAGGTTCGGGCAAGTCCATGTTCATAGCGCAGCGCTTTGTTTTCAGGCTGCTGACAGTATCAGGATACAACCTACTAATAACTAGAAAGTTTGCTGTGACCAACCGGTTCTCGACCTTTGCCCTAATGAACCAGGTCATTTCACAATGGAACATGGAAGGCTTGTTTACGGTGAACAAGACCGACATGACCATAACAGCACCAAACGGTAACCAAGCCCTTTTCCTTGGGCTCGACAGCCAAGACAAGATAAAGTCTATCACTTTCAAGACGGGCATACTGCAAGCCGTCTGGATGGAAGAGGCAAACGAGTTTGAGCAGGACGACCTAACGCAGCTGGACCTACGTTTGCGCGGTATGTCGGAGGTTCCCTTCCAGATCACGGTGTCGTTTAACCCCGTGAGTTCTTTTCACTGGCTGAAGCAGTACTTCATCGACGCACAGATCAAAGGCTGCACGATAGTTAAGACAACATACCTTGATAACAGGTTCATCGACGAAGCCTATAAGGAGCGCCTAAACTCCCTGACTGGAACTGCACGACAGGTTTACGCTCTTGGTGAATGGGGCGTTACAGAGGGACTTGTGTTCAAGTCTTTCTCTCAGTCAGACATACCAGAGAACGCCAAACGTTATGGATACGGGCTCGACTTTGGTTTCAGTAGCGACCCTGCGGCGCTGATTGATGTGTGGACTCGGGGCGAAGAGGTCTATCTAGATGAAAAGATCTACCAGACCAACCTAACCAACTCTGATCTTTCTGGGCTCATGCGTGGACGTGAAGTGTCGTCCACTGCTTTTATAGTTGCCGATTCATCGGAGCCCAAATCTATAGAAGATTTGCACCGTGCTGGCTGGAATATCCACGCCGCCAAGAAAGGCCCAGACAGCATACGATTCGGACTAGACTTTATGTTAGGCAAGAAGATATTTATCACGCCGCAGTCTAGAAACCTGATTAAGGAGTTTTATGCTTACACTTGGAAGGCCGACAAGAACGGTAAGTTCCTGCCGGAACCCATTGATGCTTTTAACCATGGCATTGACGCAGCACGGTATCTGCTAATGCATATGGCAAAAGATAACCACAAAGAGATCGTAAGGGCTAAACCCTTGCCAACAGTGAGCAAGTGGAGTTAATGTATCGGCATGATTATCCATAACAAAGGACCAAAGGCTACTCGTGACCGTGCTATTTTTTTAGGAATGTACACCGAGATGGTTGAGGTATTCCACGTCAAACCATTGAAGCCGGCAGAAATTGCTGCTCTTGATAATTTTGCGTTACACAGACTGTGCCAGGATATCTACGCAAAGCAGACGGAGCTCGACCACCGTTGGTATCTTGAGCTCTTAGGCAAGGCACCAAAGTCTAAACGCTTTTGGTTTAGGCGTCTGGTTTGGGGATTAATGCATCCTAAGCATATTGAAAAAAAGAAAAAGCCAACTTACAAAAAGGAGCCCAACCGTGGCATACCCTTCGCCAATGCCCTCTGAGTCTGAATACGAAGATTCAGAAGAAGCACCAACCAGAAAGACCAAAGCGCAAAAGCTTGCAGATATCCATGAAGATGCTCTCGAGCGCTTTAATGCTATTCAGGAAGTTATGTTCGACGTGCGCCAAGAGTGCCTGGCTGACCGTCGCTTCTGCATGGTCCCCGGTGCTCAGTGGGAAGGTGATTTCGGAGCTCAGTTTGCCAACCGACCCAAAATGGAGGCCAACAAGATCCGAATGTCTGTCATCCGTATCATGTCAGAAATGCGGAACAACCCGGTCACAGTGAACTTTGTGAACCATGACGGTAGCGAAACTGACCTTGCCGAATTATGCGACAGCCTGCTACGGGCCGACGAACAAGACTCAAGCGCACAGGAAGCATATACTACTGCTGCCGAAGAGGCCGTCACTGGTGGCTTTGGTGCCTACCGTCTTCGGTGTGAATACGAGAACGAAGAGTCAGAAGATGAGTACCAACGTATCAGATTTGAGCCCATTCCAGATGCCGATAAGAATGTATGGTTTGACCTTGGAGCCAAAAAACAGGACAAATCAGACGCTAAGTGTGCCTTCATCCTTCAGCCCTATAGTCGAGAAGACTATGAAGACGAGTTTGACGATGACCCAACCAGCTGGCCACAACTAATTGGCCAGACCTTCTTTGACTGGTATGCCGAAGACGTGGTCTATGTCGCAGAGTATTACGAGGTTGAAATCCTTAAAGATACCGTAACGGTTTGGCAATGGCTGCCGGCGGTTGACTCGATTGAAAAGTTACCTGAGCAAAAGTACCTTGCCTCTCGGCTCAAAGAGTTTCCCGAGATTGAGAAGGATTTGGTGTCAAAGGGATACCAGAAAATTCGAGAAAAGAAAGTCAAGTCGAGAAAAGTCCACAAGTACCTGCTCTCTGGAGGTGGCATCCTAGAAGATTGTGGGTATATAGCTGGCAAATACATTCCTATTGTCCCAATTTATGGGCAGCGGTTCTTTATCGACAATAAGGAATGGTCCATGGGTCAGGTCAGACCTGCCAAAGATCTCCAGCGTATAAGCAACGCACAGCTGACAACGCTCACCGAGATGGCTGCCCTGTTTAAAACTCAGAAGCCAATTTTCCTTGATGAGCAGATTGTCGGCCACGAGCAGGAATGGGCCGAAGCCAACATTAACGATATGCCGTTCCTAACTGTCAATCCAATCAAGAACCTAGCTGGTGACACGATGCCAGCTGGACCTGTTGGCTACACCAAACCCCCAGAGATTGCGCCGGCCACCGTTGCGCTACTTTCTTTGGTGCAGACTGGTATGCAGGAGATTTTAGGCGGCGCTAATCAGGCAGACAAGATTATCTCAAACGTGAGTGCAGAGACCGTTGAAAGCATTCATGCTTCTCTTGATATGCAGACCTTCATGTACCATAGCAACAATGCAATGGGCCGAGCCTATGGTGGCAAGATCTGGCTATCCATGGCACAAGAAACCTACACAGAGCCTGGGCGAAAGATGAAAGCTATTGGTCCACAAGGCGAAGTGAACTCCATTGAGCTTATGGCCAAAAAAGTGATGGGCGGCATTATTGCCGCATCCAACGATTTAACAGAGGCAAGCTTTGACGTGGTGCCGATTGTTGGCCCTGCATCTGCTACCAAGAAGGCGGCGACAGTTCGTAATCTTGTGGGAATGCTTCAAGGCGTAGACGATCCAGAAAGCAAGTCAGTCTTGCAGGCCACCGCTATTCTAAACTCGGAAGGCGTTGGACTTAACGACGTTCAAGAGTTTTTCCGTAAAAAGATGCTTAAGATGGGTATTGGCCAGCCTACCGACAAGGACAAGGCAGACGCTGAAGCTATGGCACAAGCCAATAACGTTCCAGATGCACAGCAGGAATACCTAAAAGCAGCTGCTGACCAAGCTAGTGCCGCCGCAAATAAAGATCGGGTATCGATGATGGAAACAATGGCAAATGTAGAGAAGATCCAAGCACAAACCAAGCTTACGCTGGCTGACGTGCAAAAGACCAAGGCTCAAGTGCTTGAAATGTTGGCAAAGGTTGGAGCTCAGTTTGAGGCCGTTCAGGCAGAGGCCGCCTCTCTTGAACCTATGCCTGAACCAATGCCAATGCCAGTTCAGCAGCAAATGCCACCAATGGACCAGTCAATGACACCACCAATGGATATGGGCATACAACCACCGGCTCAGGCTGATCAAGGGGCTCCTCCACCAGCTATAGCTGATTTATTATCAGGACAAAATGGCCCCGTTGGGGCTTAGACTTGACAAAAATGGAAAAAGGGGACTAAATGCAAGAAGACGAACTTGAGGATGATCTTGACTTGGAAGATCAGGAAACTGAGATTGTCGATGAGACCAATTCCATCGACGCGCCAGGGACTGCTGAAGACGAGGACCAAGAAGACCTTATTTTCGAAGCTGATGCAGAAAACACAGAGGAAGAAGAGCCGGAAGAGCCGGCACCTTTGGTTAGGACGCTGAGAAAGGTAGCGCGGGAGAAGGACAAAGAGCTTAGGAAGCTTAGGCAACAGGTTTCTGAACTTAGTGGAGCAAGTGCAACACCACAAGAAGAAGAACTTGGACCAATTCCCCGTGCAGTAGACTTTGGTTTTGATGAGGAGCAGCACGTTGTTGCTGTTCTTGAATGGAACAAGAAGGCAGAGAAGGTTAGAGCTAGAATTGCTGAACAAAAAGATCAGCAAAACCGAGCAAACCAACTTTGGGAAAGCAAGAAGTCTGGGTATGAGACGGCAAAGGCGCAGGCCATTGGAAAAGTCGCAGACTATGAGGATGTAGAAGAGCTTGTGACTGGTAAGCTTAATGAGACACAGCGAGGATTGGTCCTAGCTGCGGCACAAAAGCCTACTGCGTTGATTTATAGTTTGGGCAAGGACAAGAAAGCACTTGAAGCTTTAGCGGCCATTCAGGAGCCAATCTTGTTTGTGGCTGAAATGGCTCGATTTGAGCTAATGAGGAAGGGTATGGCAACATCTTCAGGAAGGACTGCTCCAGAAAGGACGGTATCAGGAACTGGTGGAGGCCGAGTGTCTGACCAAGTACTAGCTCGTCTAGAGAAAGAGGCCGAGCGATCCGGTGACCGCACTAAGATTATTGCTTATAAAAGGAACTTGAGGGACAGACAGTCCGCTCGTAGGTAAAAACATGAAGGCCGTTGTGAGCGGCTAGTACTTTGGATTCGCGCCCCATTAAAAGCGCAGTACAATTCGGCCCCGTCCACCGTTATGGATGAGTCACTTATGAGGGATTCTGCGTTGCAGACACCTCGACTTCATCTACAGGAGGCCAATTGTGGCTAACTCTTTTGGAAAAGAAATCCGAATTGCGTTTGATGAGGCTTTGGAAGCCTATCAGGACGCCATGGTTATGGTCAGGAACGTAAGCATTTACAAAACCGACCAAACCGAAATGGAACGTGCTGCCAACGGCATTTATCGTCCCATGCCCTATATTGCTACCACCTATGCCGGCTCTGACATGACGAATAACTTCGCCACCCAGACCCAGCTTATGGTGCCCGCTGTCATCGACACCCGTCGTGCTGCTACTTGGATCTTGAGTGACCAAGAAATGCGCGACATGGCTCAGGGTGGTGAACTGAAGAAGGCTGCTACTCAGCGCTTGGCTTCTGATATCAACATCTCGATCAGCGACAAGGCTGCCCTTCAGGGAACCTTGACCATCAAGCGAAGTGGAGCTGCTTCTGGCTTTGATGATGTGGCTCAGATGGACCAGATCATGAACGAGCAGGGCGTACCGATGATGGACCGCGTGTTCGGTATCTCGACCCGTGACTATAACGGCCTTGCTTCCAACTTGCAGGTTGCTTCTCGCTCGTTTGACAATCCCAAGTCCACCAGGGCTTACGAAGAAGCCTACGTTGGTCGAGTGTCTGGTTTTGAGACGTTCAAGCTTGACTATGCTTACCGTTTGCAGGCCGCTGCTGGTGGTTCAGGTCTCACGATTTCAACCCTTGACTCGGGTGGTCAGTACTACAACCCCACTTCGTCTACTACCAGTGCCTCTGGGTTCTCGCCCACTGACAACCGGTTCCAGACCGTAACTGTTTCATCGACCACAAGCGTGGTTGCCGGCGACCGTTTCACGATTGCGGGGCTCAATGCTGTTCACCATATCACCAAGCGTGACACGGGTTCCTTGAAGACCTTTACGGTTTCTCAGGTTCTTACCTCGACCACCATGGTTATCTCTCCTCCGATTATTACCAACCAGTTGGGAACTTCGGACGCTGCGGCTCAGTACCAGAACTGTATCATTAACACCAAATCTAGCACTTCTGCCATTGTGTTCTTGAATACTGTTGCCGGTCCTGTCAATCCGTTCTGGCAGAAGGATTCGATTGAAATTTTGCCCGGTAAATTGGTTATGCCTCCCGGTGTTGGAGCCGACTTTATGCAGGCCGAAACTGATCAGGGTATCCAGTTGACTTTGCAACGCCAGTGGGACATCAAGACCTCCAAGTTGCTGTGGCGTTTGGATGCGTTCTGGGGTGTTGTCGTTAAGCAGCCCGAGATGGTGGGTTCGATCCACTTCTCGCAGACCTAATAGGAAAAAGGAGAAAGCAACATGGATACCATTGTTTCGCGTCAGGGCAACACCGTTCTTCTGACCATTCCCGCCGGCTCCCAGATTGCCGTTTGGACCCAAGGAAAAGGATACGTCAATCAGACTGCTCAGTCTGCTACCGTTCCTGTAGTTCCCCAGAGTCTTTTGGCTACGGTGAGTGCTGGCGTTCCCTACCTTTCGGGTGTTTTGTCGGCTACCTTGCCAACCTACATCCAGATCGAATCTGCCGGAGAATCGCCCGTGTTCTACAACATTGGCGTATCTCCCCTGTCTTTGGCTTCTGTTGACGGTGTATATCAGCCCGTCCCTGGCACTTTGAATGCCACAGGTACGCTGACCATAGCCCTCCTTTCAAACCGCATCGTGACCTCGACCACAGCTGCTGCGGTTACCGCGACTCTTGATACCGGAGCCGTTCTAGATGCTGCCGCAGTCTGGGCTATCGGTGACTCATTTGACTGGGTTGCGATCAACACTGGAGCCACCTATGCCTTCACGGTGACTGCTTCTACCGGCCACACTATTGTTGGTGCGGCTGCTGTTGCTCTCTCAACCTCGGCTCAGTTCCGTACTAAAAAGACCGCAGCTTCGACCTTTGTGACCTATCGTATTTCGTAGTTTCCTCTTGGCCCTAGCAGGTATCCCCCTGCCTGCTAGGGCTCCTTTTAAGGAGTATAAAATGGACTTTCCAAGATCTGTATTCACAAGCCCAGGTTCCCAGAAGGGTGGTGGATATTCATTTGAATATGAACTTGTAGAAAACGAAGCGGAACTAGCTGATGCTTTGGCTAGTGGAGTTTGGTTTGAGTCTGTTCCAGAAGCCGTTTCGGCGTTTGAGACAGGAGTAACACCTAAAGCCAAGAAAAAGGCAAAGGAATAGAAAATGCCATTGAAGAAAGGATCTTCACAGAAGACTATCTCAAGCAACATCAAACTTGAAATGAAGCATGGAAAGCCCCAGAAGCAGGCTGTTGCCATTGCCTTAAGTACCGCTGGAAAGTCAAAGCCTAAGCCAAAAGCTAAGGCCAATGATATGTCTAAGGGAATGGATAAGGAAATGTCTAAGGGCATGGCTAAGGAAATGTCTAAGGACAATTCTAAGGGCAATTCTAAGCCTGAAGCTGTTGCTATGAAAATCTCAATGCTTGAACCTTCAAAAAAAGAAGAAGCAAGATTTCAGGCTCACACTGACCTCCATACCTTGAGTGAAGCTATAGTTATTCAAGGTGATAAAAAAAGACTTGCTGAGGCCCACAAACTTGCCCGTGAAAACGTGGACAAAATCTCGAAGGTACTTCCCAAGAGTAAGACATGAGCTACACCAAACGTCAGTTCGTTACAAAAGCTTATGAAAAGATAGGACTAGCGGACTACGTTTTTGACTTGTCCCCAGAGCAGCTACAGAGCGCCTGCGAGGAGCTCGATGCACTTATGGCTGACTGGGCCGGCAAAGGAATCAGGATTGGGTGGCCCTTTGCCATGAATCCTGACAATTCAAATATAGATACTGATACCGGAGCTCCATGGCAGGCCAACCTTGCCATATACACCAACCTTGCAATCACGTTTGCGTCCAATATTGGAAAGTCTGTTCCTGGAGAACTTCTAAAATCTGCTTCTTCTTCGTACGCCTCTGTTTTACGCTTTGCAGTAAAGAGTAATATGGTAGAAATGCAGTATTCTAGCGGAACTCCAATGGGTGCCGGAAATAAGTGGCGCGGTCCAAATTATCCATTTGTTACAATACCAGTCGACAAAACACTGCCCCCACCGGAGCAGGATCTAACGTTCAGCCAATAGGAGACCAGCATGGCAGTAGGCGCACTTTCAATTGTAGATACACTTTCACTTGGTGACCTTATGGTTTTGTTCCAGCAGAACGGAGCCACATATTCAGCGTCAACCATCCAAACCTTGCTGACCTTACTAGAAGAAAATATCAGCAATGGTGGATTTACCACGCAGTATTCATCTCCTACGGCAACTGGATTTACTGTTGTTTTAACCACCGGTTCTTTAGATATTCATCTAATATTGACACCCTTGGCGGGCTACGCAGCTGGTGCATTTACCTTGCCACTTGCTTCTACTTGCGTTGATGGTCAGAGAGTTTTGATCAATTCAACTCAAATTGTTACAACAGTGACTTACAACTTGAATGGTGCTGCTTCTGTTGTTGGAGGTCTTACTACTTTTGCAGCAGCAAATGCATTTGAAACTTTGACATTTGATAAGCCTTCCAGCATCTGGTACAGAACGGCATAAGGAGCCAAAAATGAACGTACATCCCTTTACACCAGCGTTTAAAAGTACTCAAAAAATTACAGTTGTAGGAACTTCTACCGCTGCAACCAATTTGATGAATGCAAACGATCCTTGTGTTAGGATCACAAACTCGGGTGGAAACGATTGTTTTGTCAACATTTCTAGCATAGCTACGACCTGTGATGACACAGATCTTATTGTATTGAGCAAAACCTCTATTGTTGTTTACAAGGGTTCAGCGCAATATCTTTCTGCAATTCACGTTTCAGCAAATACTGTCTTGTACTTTACAACTGGTAATAACGGAGTCTGATATGGCTGAAGTCCCTATTCTGAGCGGAGTCTTTACAGATGGTGCCGCCGATATTAGGGTGGCTTATCCGGTCAACATGGTCCCTGTTCCCATGGATTCTGGTATTAGTAAAGGCTATCTAAGACCTTCTGATGGCATTATCCAGACAGGTACTGGTCCTGGCTCGTCTAGGGGTGGTGTCAATTGGAATGGCGTTTGCTACCGAGTTATGGGGTCAACACTTGTTTCTGTTTCATCGACTGGCGCAGTAACTGCCATAGGTGATGTAGGTACTGGTGGACAGTGTACATTTGACTATTCACCTCAAGTTACCGCCCCTGCCAGTCCAACATACCCAGGTTACCTTGCAATCAGTTCTGGTGGTGCTCTTTATGTTTTGACATCTGCCGGCGTACTAACAAAAGTTACAGATGTAGATTTGGGAACTTGTCTGGACATTATCTGGGTTGATGGATATTTCATTTCGACCGACGGAAACTATTTGGTACAATCAGCACTTCATGACCCTTTTACATGGACAACCACAGGATACGGAGCATCGGACGTTGACCCAGATCCTATTAAATCAGTCAACAAAATCAGAAATGAAGTTGCAGCAGTAAATCGTTATTCTATTGAGTTTTTTCGTAATATTGGAGGAACATTCAATTTTACGTTTGAACGCATCAATGGAGCTCAAATTAACAAGGGTTCTATTGGCACATATATGACAGTAGTCTTTCAAGACTTTCTGGCCTTTGTCGGTTCTGGCAGGAATGAATCACCAGGGGTATTTTTGGGAACTCACTCACAGGCTCAAAAGATTAGCACTACGGAAGTAGATACGATACTTCTTCAGTATACAGAAAGCGCTTTGTCGGGTTGCACTATGGAAGTAAGAAACGACAGGGGCCAGAAACACATTTGGATCAATCTCCCTGACCGAACCTTAGTATATGATTTGGACGCCAGCCAAGCTTTTGGAGCTCCAGTATGGTTTGTTTTGACGTCTGGTCTTTCTGGTTTCAGCCGTTATGTTGCCAAAGATTTAGTGTGGTGCTACGACAAATGGCTTGTGGCAAATCCTGTATCTTTCCAAATTGGATATCTTACTGATAGCACATCGCAACAGTGGGGAGCTACAGCACGTTGGGAGTTTTCAACGCAGATTCTATATAACGCTGGTATGGGTGCTATTGTCCACCAGCTCGAGCTCGTTTGCCTTACTGGTCGAGCTCCAAACGTCTACACCAGTGGCACTACAGAAGGCCCTGATGAACGCACAATTACAAGCAGTTACTCTGTCGATGGAAAAGTGTGGAGCCAGCCAAAGGCCATTAAGATAGGTTCTAGAGGAAATGGTAATAAACGCATCATTTGGTATAACCAAGGACACCTGCGGAACTTTCGTATTCAACGTTTTCAAGGTGACACTTTGTCTTATATTTCGGTTGCTAGACTAGAAGCTCAACTTGAACGGCTGGCAGTATGAGTCGTGTTCTTAGACTCAACCGAGAACAACTTGATTCGTTTGCGCCTGATTTTGATACCATTGATCAGTTTGAAAGATTATTTTCTGAAGTCAATTTACTAACGCAGGACATGACTACAGGACAAACAAAGGCCGCATCAGCAGTTGCACTGACAACTAACGTTACCGCAAATATAACTTCAGTAGCACTGGCTGCTGGTACATGGGACGTTACCTTTTCAGGATCTGCGGTACATTCAGCGACAACTATTGTTCAGTCAGTTCGATTCGGTCTTAGTTTGACATCTGCCACATTGCCAACTGTAAACGTTGGAGAACTACCGGTTGGCGGAGAATATTTGCAATATCAACCTTTTGCTAATCCTACAACGTTTGGTGATGTAAATCCCAGAACGTCTAACAACCGTGTTAGAATAACTCTTTCAAGCTCTGCTACGGTTTATTTTGTGACTAGGATGTCATTTACAATTTCAACATTGAGCGTATTTGGTTGGATTCAGGCCGTAAGGGCATATTGACAACGGATCTGATATCATAGATTATGGATGTAGCCGTGTAACGGGTTCCGGCGCTCATCCTGTACTTTATACGGAGGAATGAGCTATGGCTGACACTATTGGTACTTGGTTCGCTCAGGCGGTAAAAGGTTGGCAGGATTTAACTGGTCAAACCGCTCAAAATACTGCATCTGACAAACTTTATGAACTTACACAACAAGGCATAAATGATGCTGCTCAAGTAATTAAGGATGATAAAGCAGCTACAGATGCGCTATTGCAACCCTATATTGAAGCAGGGAATGCTGCAACTACTGCACAAGCGGATCTTGCTGGTTTGAATGGACCAGAAGCGCAACAAAAAGCTATTGATGCCATTAAGAATAGCCCAGGATATTTAGCTTCAGTTCAATCTGGTGAGAAGTCAATTTTATCCAATGCTTCTGTAACTGGTGGAGTTCGAGGTGGCAATACTCAAGAAGTACTTGCCCAGTTTTCTCCAGCTATGCTGGCCAATGCTGTAAGCAATCAATACGCAGAACTTAAGTCACTTGGTGGTCAAGGAAATGCTACCGCACTTGGTAAGGCTGGACTAACGGCACAGCAAGCACAACTTTTAGCAAGTCTCGCTCAAGATCAATCAACAGCTGCTGGAAGTAGAATTTTGACACAAGCAAACTTTGCACAAGCAAATAATCCATTTTCTGTTCCAAACCTATTTAAGCTTGGTGGAGCCGTGGCTGGATTCGCTACTGGTAATCCACTATTAGCATCTGCTGCACTTAGTAGTGGTGGCGGCGGTGGCGGTAGTCAAACCAGTATGAATAGGTCGAGTTAGGAGATATCATGGTTCCACCTTTTACAGACTATTTTGCAAACACGCCAAATCCTGTTGATTCTTTTCTTTCTGGAATTGGATCTGGACAAGCTATACAAGCAAACATGGTAAACGCAAGAAATGTCGAAGAAGCTCGACAGCAACTTGCATTGAAACATGAGGCTGATGTTGAAGCAGTAAAGCAAAAATCTATTCTTGAACAACAAATGTTTGAACAGAAAATTATTGCTGATCAAGCCGCAGCAGAAAAGGCTGCTGCTATTGAGGAAGAAAAAAAATCTCTAGGTAAAAAAGTTGGTTTAGGAACTGCTAATGGCGAAGAAGCTTTTAGATTAGCAGAAATAAGTAACCCAGAATCTTTCAAGCAAGGACAAGCCTTAGCTGCTCAAATGGACAAAGAAAGACAACAGCGTTTTTATAGCACTATTGGAATAGCGTCTGCACAACTGATGCAAAATCAAGACCCAGAAAACATAATTAAAAATTTGGAGGAGTCTGCAACAGCACTTGAAGCAAGTTCAGGTACAGTAAAAAATGCAACAGAAGATGCCAAACTTTATAGGATCATGGCTGGTCTTGTAAAAATAAATCCAAAAACTGCAAATCAACAACTTATGCATATTTTAGCAGTTTTGCCGGGAGGTGGAGATGTTCTAAAAAATCTTAGTGAATTGTCTGACGCCGAACAAAAAGCAAAACTGGCTGCGGGTGAACTTACTAAACAAGAATTAGAAATTCAAGCAGCTCAAAGTAAAGCAAACCTAACACCAGCCCCCAATTTATCTCCAACTGCCGAAGCCGCTGCCACTAAAGCAACAACGCAATCAATTACAGACTTAGGATTCAGCAGTAGATTTGATAGTCTACTGACTAAACTTAGCGGTACAAAAGGTCTTACTGGATTTGCTGGTACTATTGCAGAGTTTATTAAAAAAAACGCTGGTCTTCAAGATTCCCTTTCTGGCGTAATTGCAGAATATAAAAATATTGTCAATTCTGATTTATTGTCACAATTACCTCCTGGAGCCGCATCTGATCGTGATGTTGCTCTTGTCAGAGAAGGATATCCTGGACCAGAAGCTCCTCTAACAGTACTTATACCTTTTATTCGAGGTCTAAAAACAATCAAAGAATATTCGGCCAAAAATAACCAGGCCATTGCCGATTGGACTTACCAGAATGGTAGTCTTGGACCATCAAATTATGACATTGTGATGAACGGAAAAACAGTTCCAAAAGGAACAAACTTTCTTTCTTGGAAAGACAAAAACATTCCATTTGGATCTACTGCCACAACATCTTCAGCTGGTGGTGCATCTGCTACTGCACCAAATCCACCAGCTAAAGGTTCTGTTACTTCAAAATACATAGTTACAGTTGATGGAGTAGATTATGATTTGGGTTCAAAAGAAAAATATGATACATACATGAAATCGGTTGGTAAATAATAATGGCTATGGACACCGCCGAAAAGCTTGCACTTTTAAAATCTCTTGATGCAATACCGGTAGATACAACCATTACAAAACCCTCAGATTCAACTAAAAAAATAGAATTGCTCAAATCACTTGGAGCAGTTCTTGTAACTCCAACACAAGATATTCCAACTCCTGTAGATTCCGATCAAATACAACGTGACATGATGGCTTTGAATACTGGATCTCCTGACACCATGATACCGCCACAAGCTCCTACAACTCCACTTGGTGTAACGGCAGCAATTGATCGTGGTCTGTATGCCGGTCTCACAAGTCCAATTGCTTTTGTCGCTGATCCGCTAATAGGAATTGTAAACGGACTGACAAATGGAAACTTACCTCTTTTCTCGCGGTCTGTTCAGAATATCCTTACCATGGTGGGAGTTCCTGAGCCCCAAAATGTGATTGAGAGGATGTTCCAAGCCGGCACTGCTGGCATTAGCGGTGCCAAGGCAATTTCCAAAACATCAATGGATGTTGCTAATCAAGCAGCAAGGCTACAGCCAAGCTTAGTAGGACAACAGAAAGCTTTGGACATTGGCACCAGCATGGCCGCCAACCCAGCACAGCAGATGGTTGGTGGTGGTGTTGGAGCACTGGCCGGACAGGCGTCAGCAGAGGCTGGGGCAAACCCTTACGTTCAAACGCTGATGTCAATCTTAGGTACAGCTGCTGGTGGAATGGCAACACCAGCATCAAAACTTGGTCCCATGGCAAGACCCAGCACTGCTACTGCACCTGAACCAGGTGTAATGCCACAACAAGCAGAACTGCCAATTGTTGAACAAATACCTCCGCTAGAAACAGCGCGGCCAAGAATGGCAATTGCTGAAATGCCAGTAGAAAAGACGGCTCAACTTTTAAAGAAAATGAAAGGTGGTTCTACGGCAGCTACTAAGGAACTTGGAGCATCTGCTCAGATTAACTTAGAAGACAAAGCTTTGGCCGACAAAATGGGTTTTGATCTTCCGGTTGATATGTTTACTGATTCACAACGCATCAGAGAAGTATTTGGTCTGATGCGCTCAAAGGTTGGCTCAGAAGCTTCTGGTGCGTGGAGCACAATCAAAGAAAACTTTGTATCGAAGGCCGATGACTATCTGAAAAAACTTGGAGCTCAGTTTACCGGAGACATGGTCTCTTTGCCCGTAGTTTCTGACACCATTAAATCCGAACTTGCCACCACAAGCGCCGGCCTAAAAAATGGAACCGAACCAATTTATACACAGGTAGCAGAGCAAGTTCCTAAAACTTCTAAAGCATCAATTGGAAAAATAAAAGCTGTCATGAAAGAGCTCACCGACGGTGTTCGTCCTGAACTTTTATCTTCCGAAGAAAAAAATCTATTGTCTATCCTTGATGAAGGAAATGTCACTTATGCAGAGCTCAACAAATTACGTCAGCGTGTAGGTGAAGCTATTGGCTCACGTACAGAGGCTTTCGGTACACAGGACACCCGCCGTCTAAACCAGATGTATGGTGCTCTTGCAGAGGATCAGCTGGCTAGTGTCGATGCTACAGGGATACCTGGTCTGGCTGACCAGCTGAAGGCCGCCAATGCCATGTACGCCAAGGCCAAGATGCTTGATAAGCTCATGGTTAATGCCTTTGGACGTGACCTTGCCGGCGACATTGGAAACCCTCTCCTGTCATCTATGAAGAGCGCAGGAACAAGCGCTGCACGTTATAACCGCATCGTGGCAGTAATTCCAGCAGAACTTCGTGGTGAGGCCATTGCTACAGCATTTGCTGAGGCCGTTCGAGGATCTCGCGGTGGTGGCAAGCAAAACTTTGGTGCACTACAATTTAAGGACATTTACGAGGGCCTGCGAAAAAATCCAGAGATGTACAAAGATATTATCAAGAACTTGCCGGCAGGATCTCACGACACACTTCTAGGACTTTATAGTTTGTCAAAAAGAATTGTAGCAGCCGAGCGTGAAATTACTGGCACAGGTAAATCTCTACAAAAACCTTTGATGGACCTGCTGGAACAGTCTGGACTAGTAGGCAAGGTTCTTGACGGGGCAAGCGGACGGGTTAAGACAATGGTTGACCTTGGAACTTCTGGTGTTGCCAAGCCTTTCACTGATGCCCTTGTCAACGGCAAGAAAGATTCGCTTGCTAAGATAGGAACGTTGCTATCGTCGGACAAGTTTCAAAATGTTCTTCTTGAGCAGGCAAAGAAAGGCCAAGCAAGTCAAGAAACGTTGGCAAAACTTGCTGGCAGTTCAGAGTTTGGAGATTATGCAAAATCTATAGGTATTCCTAAAGAACAGCGTTTTGCGTGGATTGTATCTGCCATTGCAGCACAACCTAAATTGTATCAAGGAGCTAAGTGATGGCATCAGTAATTGCACCCTTTGAAATCTTTCTAGACGCATCTGGAGCACCATTGAGCGGTGGTAACTTATATATTGGAACTGCGTCACTCAACCCAGAGACAAACCCCATAACGGTTTATTGGGACTCAGCACAAACTATCCCAGCAGCTCAACCCATTAAGATCAATGGCGGTTATCCTAGTTATGCTGGAAGTCCTGGAAAACTTTACGTTGGTACTTTGTACTCAATTACGGTCAAAGATAAAAACGGAAAACTTGTTTTTTATTCTCCAATATCGGAAGCAGCTCTTGGTGGAGCTGCTGTTTCAACTGGAGCAAAAAACTACGTTGCTGCTCCAGATTTTGAGTCTGGTACTACCGCCGGCTGGAATCTTTCTAAAGATTCAGGAACTACCGTTCCAATCTCTGGCGGTATTGGCGGTGGCACTACAGGTTTTTCCGCACTGACAATTGATAACGCAACACCATTGGCCGGAACAGGGTCTTTGGTTATTAATAAAAATGCAGGCGACGTTCGTGGTTCAACTGTTTACTCAAACAATATAACGATTGATCTTGAAGATACTGTTCGTACCCTTCAACTTACTTTCAGCTACAGGACACCGACAACAAACTACACTTCGGGTGATCTTTCGGTGTTCATTTGGGACGTTAACGGTTCAAACCTAATTCCCATGTCTGCATCGTCTCTTGATGCTACTGTTGGAGGACCAGCAAACTTTTTTGGTACGTTCATCCCTTCTTCAAACCGTGTATACCGAATTATTTTCCAGTTTACCACGACCAACGCTAATGCCCTATTGATGAACCTAGACTCGGTTGTCCTCGGCCCCCAGGTAATCCCCAATGCGGCGGCGGTGGGGGGGTGGACGAGTTATACATTGACCATTGGGGCTACCACAACTGCACCGACCAAGGGTACCAATACGACCGACCTAGCGCAATGGATGCGTGTAGGACAACAGATGGATTGGTCATATGACTACGTTCAAACTGCCGCAGGAGTTGCTGGATCGGGAACATATTTGTTTCCACTACCTTCAGGATATAGCATTGATCTAACCAGATTCCCTGCTAATACCATTGTAGGTGTTGCCAATGTATCAAATATAGCGGATGAATTATCTTCCGCATCTGATCAGGGTAATCTTTATGTTTATGATGCAAATAACTTGACTGCAAGGTATGCATCACCTCCTTCTGCTACTGATGTATTAGTAATAATTGGTTCTAGCGGTTTTCAGCTTTCTAACCCTGTTGTCAGATATCGATTCAAAGGATCATTTGCCATCGCCCAGTGGACGACCAACATCAACTTGGCGACGGATTTTACGGAGTATGCGAGTAATTCCGGTGCCGCTGGTTCCGCTGTCGATGATACCACAAACTTTGTTTACGGCATTTCGGGAAGTACATTCGGAACAATCACGGCAACCCTTAGAAGAACTGTTCAGTTTCAGCGGACCGTACAGGTATCTGATAAGCTGAGTATCGAAGTGTCTACCGACGGGACGTTCTGGACAGAGTTGCCACTCTCGGTCTATGGTACGACTTCAATAATTACTTACACCGAACAAAATGGGGTTGTCTATGGGGTGGGCATCGAGCGCTCTGGCCCATCTTCGACACAGGTTAAGGTGAGATTCGGGATTTATCCGTACCCAACTGGTGCAACCTATGGTTCGGCGGGATCATCGTGGGTCAACGCCTCTGGATACAAATGGCGAGTCCGCAAGGTGTCCAACGGGAATATGGCTGAGACTCCTCCGGTGGTGAGGGCCGATTACTATAGTGCAGATGCGGCGGCAGTAAATGTTGCAATTAACTTTTCTACCAAGGCAGAAGATACGCATAGTGCAGTTACTACTGGTGCTGGTGTTTGGAAGTTCACTGCTCCAATTGCTGGGATGTATTCAGTCAAAGTTAACATTCAGGCAACATCAGTTAATTTGTATGAACTAAGAAAGGGTGGAGCTACCACAACTCCAATCCAAAGTATTATTGCTTATAATTCTGGTGCTGGTGTTGGTCAGGCAGTTGGAACTACAGATATTAGACTTCTAGCTGGAGAATACATAGACGTTAGAGATATTACTGCCGCAAATCTTGTATATGCTACATCTAGAATCCAGATTGTAAGGATCGGATCATGAGCATTGAACTGGCTATAACGATCTTTGGTTTCCTTGCTACAATCGGAGGATTTGTCTTTTATTTCGGGCAAATGGATGTAAGGATCAAAAATATGGAACAGCGTGCAGGAGAGGATCGGCAACACAATTTGCAAGAGCATTCGGAGTTTTACATTGTTAAGACGGAAGTCACTCAAATCACCACCCAGTTTATTGACTTTGATCGTCGAATGGGTTCTATCGAGGACTCACTCAAGGAGATCCTTTCGAGGCTTCCAAACAGGAGGACAAGCAATGTCTAAGTCGCAGATTCTCTTTGACAAAAAAGCCGTCAAAATGACCGCGTTTGGCCGGGACATTACCGTGACCAACAACGTCAGAAACGAGCTTAATGGCTTGAGAACTTCAAGCGAAGTCGTGTTTTCCACCACGCAATCTGGTGCTAACGGCAAACCCTACTACCCGAGGCAATTCCCTGCGGGTCAATGGTACGTCACCGATGTGGTAGCCCACGACAAAAAGAAGGCCGATGGCACGCCCGCAGAACCATACCTGTACCCTTTCTTCCTGGCCACCAACGCTCATCAAACAGTTCCGGTTTACAAACTGGAAATAGTGAATGATAAACAGAAAATTGGCGCACCCGATGGGACTGCTGAGGATTGGGGCTACGGCCTTCATCACTCCACCAGCTCCACCACCCTCGGTTGCATCAAGATCGTCAAGGAAGAAGACTTGCGCTGGCTTGTAGATCAGATTAAGGCCGCGTGGAACAACAATCAAATTGTGAGAATGGAGGTAGTCTAATGGACTGGCTCAAAGACGTTTTTGGTGGTGCCGGTGGTGTCGGATCGGTTGTAAAATCTGTGGGTGATGCCGTCGGTCAGTTTGTTGACAAGCCGGAGGACAAACTAAAACTCCAGCAGGCCATGGCTGAAGCTGACCTGGCGGTACGGAAACTGGCGTTTGATGCCCAGACCAGTTATATGCAAGACCGTGCTAGTGCGCGGGAATTGTACGGCAAAGACAATTCAGTGCAAAAGGTCTACGCTTTGACCTTCTTAATCGGATACGTCGTAATTACATTGGCTCTTCTGATTGTAGTGGTAGGCTGGATCGGCGCAGCCGGTGTTGTGATTCCTGACTGGGCCAGTTTGTTGATAGGCACCATATTTGGTGCCATGAGCCAGAAAGTCGGCACGGTGACTGACTTTTACTTTGGCAGCTCGCAAAGTTCAAGCGACAAGACTGACCAGATGCAGCAGGCCATGGCTAGGATTCCTAAAAGTTGATTATAGCGGGGGAGAGGCACGGTGACCTTACTGGCCCCATAAGCCAGAGAGAGGCGGTTCGACTCCGCCTCCCGCAAGCGTGGCCCGAAGGCCACAAAAGCCAACAGAAAGTATCACAAATCGATACTATCAGGAGACAAATGAGTGTCCTCATCCTCGCAGAGGGAGACTATCACTGTGGCAATCTGCTCGGTTTGGTGCCACCTTCAGAGCAGACCGGGAAACTGAAGCACATACAAAAAGTTTTATGGGACTGGCGTAAGGCCGAAATCGCTTCTATTGGCCCTGTCGACATTCATATGGTCAACGGCGATTTGACCGACGGCCCCGGCAAAAAAGATTCTATCGGCCTGCTGACCACAGACACCGAAGAGCAGGCAGAGTGGGCAGAAGAGGCCGTGCGCCAGGTGCAGGCCAAGACTCGATTCTTTACCTACGGCTCCCCGTATCACGTTAATACGTCGTACAACACCGAAAGGTCAATCGCCAAGGCTTTCGACTGCGATATTGCCGACACTGCCCGGTTCCAAGTGAATGGAAAAAGATTCAAGTTTAGGCACGTTGTAGGTCGATCAGATACACCCTACGGCCAAGGCACCCAAGTGCAAAAAGAGATTGTCAGGGATGTGTTGCAAGCTGCGCTTGATGACCACGACCAAGCCGACATTCAAGGCCGGTCACACTGCCACTACTGGACGCGGGTCGATGTGAAAGACAAGACCGCATTTACCATGCCGTGCTGGGAGCTTCCGCTGGACACCAAGGGAAGCGTGTACCCTCGCACCTTGCGGACGATGTACTACGACGTTGGCTTCGTTCTCATTGAGGTTATGGATGACGGCGAGGTTATTATCCGGCCCAGACGCATGGACATTCGCGGTCTAACCAAAGTTCGTTACGAGGTGATCAAGTGAACCAGGTTAAACCACTTCGGCCCAACAACCCGGTCAAGATCGACTCTGAAAGCTTGCTTCGTGCCATAGAAAGCCTACCAGACACAAAATATGGCCCGGTAGGTTTTGAATGGACGCCAGAAATGGATGAAATCCTTTTGCGATTTTGGCCGGTCAAACGGCAAGCCGAGATCTGCAAGCTTCTTGGGTGCAGCCAAAACACGGCCCGCAACCGTTACCGAGAACTAACCAAGTAGTTTACTGGCAGGCTTCGCAGTCGGGGTCTGCCACTTTGCATAGCTTGACCGGCTCTGGTTCGTAATCATCCCACGCATCAGCTTTGTACCCTATAGGATACAAAATGGGAGTTTTGACTGGCTTTTGTACCTGATCGGTGTTATTCATGGTGTCTCCTGGGAGAGCCATCATAACACACGCGCCACCCTTTGTGCCTCCGAATAAGTCTTGTACCGCCTTCCTTTGTCGCAAAAAAGCGGCGCATAGGTCGATCGTCTGTTACTGATTTGCTCATATCTGACCACTAGCCCTTTGATCCAAGCGCGGATCTCGGTGCCTCTGTCGCCAAATCTAGCCACTTCTCGCCAACCCTCTTTTTCAATGTCCTGTTGCAGCTTATTGGGGTTTAAGTAAATTGGCACTTTGGCAACCGGCTTGGCTACCGATTTGGCTGCCGACTTCGGTTTAGGCTTGGTTACCTTAACCGGCTTGGGTTCTGTTGGTGGCTTGGCTTTTGGCTTTGGCCCGGACTTCTTATGTGGCACACCGGCCATTCTTTTTTCATAGGACTTTTTTGCTATAGCAGCAATTTTGGCTTTGTTTTCCTTGCGCCACTTTTCTTGTTTCTCTTTGTACCTTGCCATTGCCTCTGGGTCGGCTTTAAGGCTGGCCAAATACCGCTCATTTCGAATCCGCTGCTTTTCGGCAATCGCCTTCTTCTTTTCTTCGTCAGTCATCCCAAGCAACCCCGGCCTCGGCCCAGCAGTCTCGATGCAAAGCTCGAAGCTTGTCCACCATTTCGCCACTACTCAAACCGTCCCAGTCGGACGGCCACATATCGTATTTGAGAATGCTGCGCAACCGCTGGTCAAAATCAAAAGCAGCCATCTTCATGGCACCGGCCTTCAGCGCATTCATCGCATCGCCAGTTTCTTCTTCCCCAAACTCAAGCTTGATGGTCATGGTTTACCTTCTTTTGCGGATATCGCAGCGACCTCGGCACGTCGACCTGATCCCAATCCAGTTGGCCGTTTGCCATCGGCGTGGTCGAAAAGTCTAGATCGGTGATCCGCAGGCCCATCGGCAACGGATAACCATTCCAGCTAATTTCGTGTTTCTTGGCAAGCGGTGCAGTGCCTGGCTCTCTGTTGTACTGCAAGCCGGTGGATCTGTTGAATCCATTCCAGTGGCTAATCAACAAATCTTTCATTTGTCGTGCTTCCTGATCAACTGGCAGACTGGGCAATCTTCCCGGTGCTTGGTCGAGCCAAAACTCATCGACACGGCCTCGGTGTGCTCCCGCTTGAGTGCCTCCACCAGCAGACGCACTGTCTCACGCTCGATGGCTTCGTGTTCACTCATACCCCACCTCGGCCCTTGGTCAGGAGTAAAGCCCCTCGCATTGTCTTCGCCTTGAAATCGTTGGCGATGGCTTTCTCGTAACCCTCTTCGGTGTCCTCCTGGCGGTGAATCTCGGCGTACTTCTCAAACGTCCAAGCCGCCTCTTCCAGAGCGTCGATGATGGCCGTAGGAATCGGCACCTCGGCGGCGGGGGTCAGGGCTTCAAGAATCTCGTCGATCTTGTCATCGGAAACCACGCACTGAACCATCGCTTCCCGCATCTGTTGGGCGCTGAACCCGACAGTCGGGGCGTTTGGAAGAAGGTCGGCGCGAATAGCTTCACGAATAGCTTCACGAACATCGCCAGCGACATCATCGATCATGTCTGCGAAAACTTGGGCGTCACCACTATCGATGGAAAGACAGGCTCCAAGGGCATTCTTTACTCTTCGCAACGAATCTACAATATCTCGCAGGTCACTCATTTTCTTTTCCCCTTTCCATAGCTCTTCATGCTCGGATATCGCTTCGGCAGTCGTTTCGGGATCATTGTCGTGGTCTGCGTGTACCACATCCCCGGTTGCCAGATTGGCAGGTCACTCATGGTTGCTCCTTTGATGCGGTCGAGGATGTTGTCGGCGAGCTTCCCAAAATCACGATCCCAAACAGCCCAACCCTTGCCTTCGTCATCTGACTCGCCCAGACCATCCATCATGTCCACCAGCTCCTCCCGGCTGAGCCCCACCACCTCGGGCTGGCGGGCGTTCCATGCGTCTTGCCAGACACCGTATCTAAACGGTGGCCTTTCAGCATCTGGCAAAGTTTCGTACCATTTCTCAAACTCTTCTTTGCATTTATTCATCATTTCAATCCCTCCTTTACAATTTTTCTACAGAGCAAAACAATATGCTCTGGTATATCCTCAATTTTGCGATAAGGCCCGCATTTGTACGCCTCTAATGCCCGAGTCCAAGTGCCAAACTGCCGGTGCAGCGCAGCCAGATACCGCAAAGCAATGCGGGTTGATGCCTCCACATTCACCTCTTCAAACTCCCAGCCCGCATTGTAAGTATCCCTGAACCAGCTGTGATACCGTGGGTTTAGTTGCCACGCTCCAAGATCCCCAGTACGGGAGACGGCTGTAGTGTCGCCCCCCGACTCACTCATCATAAGGCCCCTAGCAATCCCCACCGGCACTCCGGTCTGGCTGGAATACAGGATGATGGATGCGAGGAGTAGGCTCACTACTTGTCCTCGGCCAGTGCCATGATCTGGTCAACCAGGCTGTTTTGAAGGTCGACAATGGCATCTGTGTAGGACTGGGGAACCCCAGAGTAGTCTCCCAGAAAAACCTTCCTAAAATCTTCGGCACCATTTTTCCAGCCTAAGGCAGACGCTGCGCCAATGGCTGCGCCAACTAAATCGTAAAGTTTCGCTTTAGTTACCATGATTTGTCTCCTGAAATGCGCATCAAGTAAGGCTCTCTGATTCTTGATCCGCTCTCTGCGTAAAAATCAATCAAGGCCCGGTTGGTCTTGTCGACCACATCGATATCATCGCCGACAAGCAGGCCAATGTCGAGACCGTCCCAGTCGACAACCGACTTGATCATGTGGCTGACCTGATCGCCATCAACGGAAATCAAAACGGTGACCTTTACGACATCGCCCTGCAGCCTATCTGACTCAACCTCAAAAACCATCGTCTTGGTATGCCTAAAAACATAATCTTCGTGTATGTACATCGTATCCCCCTTTTAAAATAAGGTTGCGGTGGGTCACCTCGACCACGGCCTCTGCCAGCCTCACCGCACCCCCCTATTGGCTTGCGCCCCGCACCACCCTCATCGAAGGTGGCAAAGGTCGGAAGTCAAGCTTCTCTTGTC